GGTTTGTTGGGGGTAGGCATCATTCGGTGATGGCGAAAAAGTTTGAGGCTATTGCGAGGGGTGAGAGTAAGCGGTTGATTATCAATATGGCGCCTCGTCATACAAAGAGTGAGTTTGCGAGTTATTTATTGCCTAGTTGGTTTTTGGGTAAGTACCCTAGTAAGAAGGTGATTCAGTGTTCGAATACTGCTGAGTTAGCGGTTGGGTTTGGTAGGAAGGTTAGGAACTTGGTGGGGAGTGAGCAGTATAAGACTGTGTTTCCAGAGGTAAATTTGAGACAGGATAGTAAGGCGGCGGGTAGGTGGAGTACGAATAAGAATGGGGAATATTTTGCGATTGGTGTTGGGGGTACGGTAACGGGTAAGGGTGCGGATTTGTTGATTATTGATGATCCGCATTCAGAACAGGAAGCTGCTATGGCGGCGGGGAATCCTGATGTTTATGCGAAGGTTTATGAGTGGTATACGTCTGGGCCGCGGCAACGTTTACAGCCAGGTGGGAGTATTGTGATTGTGATGACCCGTTGGGGGGATGGGGATTTAACGGGTCGGGTATTGAGGGATGCGATACAGAGGGAGAAGGGTGAGCAGTGGGAGCTGATTGAGTTGCCTGCGATCATGCCGAATGGGAATCCTTTGTGGCCAGAGTTTTGGAGTTTGGATGAGCTGAGTGCGCTGAGGGATGAGTTGCCAATATCTAAGTGGAATGCTCAATATCAGCAAAGGCCGACTGGTGAAGAGGGGGCGTTGGTTAAGAGGGAGTGGTGGAGGAGATGGAAGGAAGATAGACCGCCTCCTTGCAGTTTTATTATTCAGTCATGGGATACGGCTTTTACGAAGAATGAGAGGTCTGACTATAGTGCGTGTACGACATGGGGGGTGTTTAATTTGAATGAAGACCCCAATGATGTGAACGTGATTTTGTTGGATGCGGTGCAAAGGAGGATGGAGTTTCCTGAGCTGAAGGAAGCGGCTTATAGTTATTATCGGGAGTGGAGTCCTGATGCTTTTATCATTGAGGCAAAAGCTGCGGGTAGTCCGTTGATCTTTGAGTTGAGGAGGATGGGGATACCTGTGAGTGAGTTTACTCCTACGAGGGGGAATGATAAGTTTGTCAGGTTGAATTCTGTGACGGACTTGTTCAGGTCGGGGAAGGTGTGGTGTCCTGAGACGAGGTGGGCGGATGAGGTTGTTGAGCAGATGGCCAGTTTTCCAAATAGTGAGCATGATGACTTGGTGGATAGCAGTACGCAGGCTTTGATTCGGTTTAGGGCTGGTGGGTTTTTGAGGTTGGATACAGATGAAGAAGATGAGCCAAGACACTTTAGAAGAAAGGTTCCATATTACTAATGGATGATTTAGAAAAGTTTATGAATTATTGGATGGCGCATCGACCGATCAATAGTCCTATGGAAATGGGATTGGATTATTCGGGGAATCTTCATGGCGTGGTGTTGTTTAGGGATGCGCCTTATCAGGTGCAATTGTTTACTGTAAAGCCTAATTCTGTGATTGAGCCGCATATACACCCAAATGTAGATTCGTTTGAAGTGTTTATGACGGGGGACATTGAGTTTAGTTGTGACGATCAGGTGTTTTCTCAGACGTCACTTGGTGATACGATAAGGGTGTTGCCGACTGCATGGCACGGTGGGAAATTTGGGGAACGAGGGGGTTGCTTTTTATCCATACAGAAATGGTTAAAAGGGGAACCTACATCAGTGGGTTATGACTGGGATGATAAGAGTCATAACACGACTGGAACTGCAAAAAATAAGGATTAATTATGTTGGAAAAAGCACTTAATCGGGCTCCTAGTGGACTGGAAGATTTATTAAACGATGGCCCAGAAATAGAGATAGAGATAGAAGATCCTGAGAGTGTGAGCATTCACGCTGATGGGTTGGATATTGAAATGGGCAAGGATCACGATATTGCTTTTGACGATAACTTAGCTGACTTCATTGGAGAGCAGGAGTTATTGAGTATTGCGACAGAATTGATTGGGGATTTTGATTCTGACTTGGCGTCTAGAAAAGAATGGATGCAGACTTATGTCGATGGACTAGAGTTGTTGGGATTGAAGATTGAGGAGAGGACGGAGCCTTGGGAGGGAGCATGTGGAGTGTTTCACCCGTTGTTGGCTGAGGCTTTGGTCAAATTCCAAGCTGAAACAATGATGAGTACGTTTCCTGCGGCTGGGCCAGTAAAGACTCAGATCGTTGGGAAAGAGACTCAGGCTAAGAAGGAAGCTGCTGAGCGAGTTCAGAATGACATGAACTATCAGTTGATGGACGTTATGAAAGAGTACCGTCCTGAGCATGAGAGGATGTTGTGGGGCCTAGGGTTAGCGGGTAATGCATTTAAGAAAGTGTATTACGATCCCCATATGAGAAGACAGGTGTCGATGTTTGCTCCTGCCGAGGATGTGGTTGTTCCTTATGGAGCCAGTAGTTTAGAGAGTGCTCCCCGTATTACTCATGTGATGAGGAAGACGGAAAATGAGTTGAGAAGATTACAGGTTGCTGGTTTCTATAGAGATGTAGATCTCGGTCACCCAGATAATATATTAGATGAAGTCGAGAAGAAGATTGCTGAAAAGCTTGGCTTTAGAGCTACTTCGGACGATAGATACAAGGTATTAGAGATCCATGTGGACTTGGATTTACCTGGATTTGAAGATGTAGATAAGCATGGTGAGCCGACTGGCATTGCTTTGCCTTATATAGTTACGATTGAAAAAGGTACTACAAGCGTATTGGCGGTAAGGAGAAACTGGTCACCAGATGATCCGACTAAGGCCAAGAGACAGCATTTTGTCCACTATGGATATGTACCTGGATTTGGTTTCTATCACTTTGGTTTGATCCATTTAATTGGAGCTTTTGCCAAGTCTGGTACGTCTTTAATTAGACAGTTGGTTGATGCGGGTACGCTGAGTAACTTGCCTGGTGGATTCAAGACTCGTGGCTTGAGGGTGAAAGGTGACGATACACCGATTGCACCTGGAGAGTTCAGGGACGTTGACGTTCCTAGCGGATCTATTAAAGACAACTTATTGCCGTTGCCTTATAAGGAACCTAGCCAAGTATTGATGGCTTTGTTGAATCAGATCGTTGAAGACGGAAGACGCTTTGCTAATACGGCTGACTTGCAGATTAGTGATATGTCTGGACAGTCTCCAGTTGGTACGACTTTGGCTATTTTGGAGAGAACGCTAAAGGTAACGACTGCTATTCAGGCTCGAATTTACTATTCGATGCAGCAAGAGTTGGGTCTTTTGAAGGAGATCATTGCTGACTATACGCCTGAAGATTACGACTATGATCCTGAAGAAGGTAGTAGAAAAGCCAAGAAATCTGACTATCACAATGTCGATGTAATCCCAGTAGCTGATCCTAATGCGTCCACGATGGCGCAGAAGATTGTTCAATATCAGGCGGTTTTACAGTTAGCTTCACAGGCTCCTCAGCTATATAACATGCCCCTATTGCATAAGCAGATGCTTGATGTTTTAGGTATTAAGGATGTTAACAAGCTGATTCCTATGGCTGAAGACCAAGCTCCGACTGATCCAGTCACGGAGAATCAAAACGCTTTGGTAATGAAACCGCTTAAAGCTTTTTCTTATCAGGATCATCAGGCGCACATTACAGTCCATATGTCTGCAATGCAGGATCCAAAAACCCAACAATTATTGCAGAGTAACCCACAAGCTCCTCTTATTACTCAAGCACTTATGGCTCATATTAATGAGCACATTGGCTTTGAGTATAGGGTGCAGATTGAGCAACAACTAGGATTTGCATTACCTCCACAGACAGACGAGTCTGGCGAACAGGAAAAGATGGATCCCAAGGTGGAAGCTCAATTGGCTCCGTTGCTTGCTCAGGCGGCTCAAAGATTGTTACAACAATCTCAAGGTCAAGCAGCACAACAACAAGCTCAACAACAAGCGCAAGATCCAATTATTCAGATGCAACAACAAGAGTTGCAGCTTAAGGCTCAAGCCCAACAGCAGAAAGCCCAGATGGATGCAATGCAGTTGCAGATCAAGCAGCAGCAGTTGCAGATTGAGCAAGCTAGGATCGAGGCCCAAAAACAAATCGCCGCTATGCAGGTAGGGGCAACGGCTGCCGCAGCTAAAGACAAACTAGATAAACAAATGCACCTTGAGGGTACAAGGCTAGGCGTGGATATTAGCAAGCACAAAGCACAGATTAATCAACAGCGCCAGCAATCTTTTATGCAATCTGCGAAAAACAAACCTAGAGGGGAATAATGGAAGCTGATCGAGTGTTACATCACCTTTTACGAGAACTTGACAAAATCGTAAAAGAGCAAACTGAGTTTTTAGGAAGCGGCTCAGCAAAAGACTTTGCTGATTACCGTTACGTCTGTGGGACTATCCGGGGTCTAGGCCACGCAGAAATTCTTGTCAAAGACCTCGTGCAACGTTTGGAGATAGATGATGAGTGAGTTTGACGTTAATGCTATTGACTTATCCGGTATTCTTAACAAGGATCCCGAGCAGAAAGCAAAGCAAATTCCAGATCCAAAAGGGTTCATGCTACTAACCGTAGTCCCTGAAGCAATGGAAGAGTATGCAGACAGTGAGATTGGGATTATTAAATCTAGCCAAGAAATTTGGAAAGAGGAAATGCTTACCCCCGTCTTATTTGTGATCAAGATGGGCCCCGAAGCCTATTCTGATATTACGCGGTTCCCCAGTGGCCCCCGCTGCAAGGCAGGTGATTTCATTATCTGCAGACCCAATTCAGGCACACGCTTGAAAATCCACGGCCGAGAGTTTCGTCTAATTAATGACGATAGCGTCGAAGCTGTTGTTGAAGATCCGCGCGGAATTACCCGTGCTGCATAAGGAGTAAAACATGGCTGATCAAGACTTTAAATTCCCCGATGAAAAGGTGGAAGAGCCCAAAAAGGC